AGCCTCTCTTGATGGACTTGAAGGCGGTGTTGCAGGTCAGTCCAATTGGGAACACAAGCTTTGGAATTTAACGTTAGTAAAAAATGTTCAAAACAACACTCTTGAGCCCAAATACTATTATCAGTTAGAGCACCAAATGCTTGTTAGTGGTGGCAATCAGACAATTTTCACTTGCTCAGACGGAACCGACGAAAAGAAAGTTTCGATGATTTATTCCTCTGTTCCAGAGCGCCGCAAGCAATTGATTGCAGGATGGAAATCATTCTTAAAGGATTTGGAAACGCACGAAATAAAAGCCAAGCAAGAAGTTGTTGTTGCTCAGAAGGCCACGATGCCTGTTTTTACATGGGAGGTGTCCGGTACCGATATTTCGACAAATATTGCTACTTGCCTAAATCAGATTAAAGACCTTGCTGAAACTGAAATGGCGAAAAAGCTTGATAGTGATCAAGACTTTGCTGATAAAGACCAGTTAAACAAGGACGTTAAGAAGGCTAGGGATGCCCTCAAACTAACGCTTTCAAATGTAGAGGGTAAGTTCGTTAGCTTCTCAGAGTTCGCCGCAGTAGCCAAGGAAATGGACGCAGTGCTACAGAAAATGCAAAGCGCTGGTGAAAAGCAAGTCAAGCAAGCCAAGGAGGCCAAGAAGAAAGCTATTGAAGATGGCGGTTATAAGGAGCTGACCGGTTACATTCGCTCTCTCAATGAGAAAATAGCCCCCATGTATCTGGCGAACATTGTTAACAACATTAACCCGGACCTCAAATCAGCAATGAAGGGTAAGCGCACGATTGAATCGCTGCAAAATGCTGTTGATGCCGAAATCAGCAACGTGAAGCTGGCAGTTGATGAAGCAATGGTTCGCATAGTGCCTAACCTTGCTTATCTTCGAGCGCATGCAGAGGAGTACAAATTCCTTTTTCCTGACGCTGAGCAACTTGTTAATCAAACCGAAGAATCATTTCAAGCCATTGTTAATTCTCGCATTACTGACCACAAGGCAGCCGAAACAAAGCGCCTTGAAGCCGAAGCGGAAAAAACAGCCGAAGCAGCACGCGAGAAGATTCGCAAGGAAGAAGAGAAAAAGGCAGCTGATAAAGTTAAGGCTGATGCGGCGGAAAAAGAACGGAAAGCTAGAATTGAGGCCAGTGATATTGCCTCTCAGGCTGTCAGGGAGGCAAGCGAGAAAACCGCTGAAAAGATGATTGAAATTGACCAGGCATTTGAGCCGGAAGAAGTTAAGGCGGTTATTCAGGACGCCGTTTCAACTGGTGTCGGTGTATCTGTTGGTGGCAAGCGAGTAGCGCCGGAGGATGTGTATATTGAACCGGTAACCTTTGAAGATGCCCTTGGAGCATGGCAAGAAAGACACAGTATTAGCGGGAAAGCAATCGAAGAGCTTGGATCACTTATAAACAAATACCGATAACTAACAGGCGGTGAAAGCCGCCAAACTCAACCAAGAAAGCCAGGGAAAGAAAATGTTAATACTTCCATTTGATACAGAAACAACGGGAAAGCCTATTTGGAAAGATCGTTCGGGAGATAAGGACCAACCACACATGGTGCAACTTGCCACCATACTTTGTGATGGTAAAACAGGTGAAGTTGTAGAAACATATGAAGCCATCGTTAAGCCTGATGGGTGGATTATTCCACAAGAGACAATTGATATTCATGGTATTACTAATGAACAGGCAATGGATGAAGGTGTCTCTGAACTTGAAGCTCTAGAGGGGTTTCTTGCTCTGTATGACCGTTGTGGCTTGCGAGTTGCGCACAATACAACGTTTGATAATCGCATAATCAGAATAGCATTGAAGCGCTACCTTCCTGATTTGATCCCTGATGAGGTGTGGAAAGATAGGGATCTTTATTTTTGCACGCTAATGAAGGCAAAGAAGATCATGGGCGGCAAGAAAGGTCATACCCTTGAAGAGGCCTACAATTATTTTACCGGCAACGAGCTTGAAGGCGCTCATAGTGCAATGCCTGACGCTAGGGCTTGTATGGAAATCTACTTCGCCATGAAAAAGCTGGAAGAAATCACCGAAGAAGCACCTGTTTTTTAGAAATCAGAAGCATAAACAATAACGCCCACTACGGTGGGCTATCAGGGGTCATCATGAAATACGCAGCAAAGAAGCTCTTGGAAGAGTCCGGTTTTCTATTCCATAAAGGTAATGGTGGGATGATGAATCAGCGAGTTAGGAAACTAACGGATTTTCTGGAGGCTAACTGTACCGGGATTGATGACGTCATGGAGCGGGTAAAGATCGAAACAAACAACAGCAATGTTACCTGTTCTAAACATAAGACGGCCTTTGATTTCGAGAATTTAGGTAGCTCTTCAGGAAAATATCAGATTTGGGCGGTTATAAGGCAAGGGGAAATCAAGGTGCGAATAAGTGAAGCCAAGCATTCAGAATTATACAAAGCTATAAGTGGGCCAATAATGGACATACGCATAGAAAATTGTACTGGCATGACCGGCAAGGAAATGGATGAAAAGCTATTCAAGTTAGAGATTGAAATTTACAACCGTATTAATAAAACGCTAAACCTAACCAAATCGAAGTAATCATTAGAGTTGGCTGCGGTATGCGGTCGGCGTTTTCTACATGCAATTATAGGATGGCAACCCTAAGGAAATATCGGCTTGATGAGCATGGAAACGTCAATGATGGCCGCATACCGGAGCCAATTCAGCTCTGAATTATTAACTTAACAGGAAAATGTAATGAAAAAGTTTAAAAGCCACAAAGAAGTAACCGCCACACCAATGAACCACCTTGATTATAATGTTTATCGAGGCTGGGAATTGCCGTCAGATGAAAATGGCGAAGATGACGGTTATCTTGTCGAGTATCTTGATGGGGGTGAATCAAACCACCCTGACCACAAAGGCTATATTTCATGGTCACCAAAGCGCCAGTTTGATGAGGGTTATACTAGAGTACTTCCCGATTATCAGCAGCGTGTTGTTGATGAAATGAATGAATTGGCTGATAAGACCAATAAACTCATGGCTTTTTTGAAAAGCGAAAAGTCTCAAGAGCTTGCTGCCGAAGATTTCAAACTTATGAAAGATCAGTGGATTGCTATGGGTTCTTATGTCTTTATCCTAAGTTCTCGAATCGATAGATTTTAGTCATGGGTTGGGCAATAAAGGTGTCGTTCATCCCAGAAATGGCGCCACCTTACGCTAAGCCTCTGGAATATATCGTAAAAACAGAGCATTACGGTATTGCACACAAAACAGCCAAAAAACGGCTTATACTCAAAGGCATTGACCCTAGCCAATACAAGAGCGTTGTAATGGCGGAAATTTTGATATTAGAGGCGGAAGACGATGGGTAATCTAACTACGAACATATCAAGACATGAGCTGGAATGTAATTGTGGTGAATGCGACGTTAACATTCAGGACCACGAGCCAATAATTCAAGTTGTTCAGAATGTGTGTGATGTTTTTGCGGAGATTTTTGGCGTAAAAAAAGTTGTCTTGATTATTACTAGTCCCGCTCGGTGTTACGAGTACAACCGGATACCGGTAGCCGAGGGCGGGCCAGGGAGTGACGACCAAAGCCAGCACCCTCGCTGTAACGCCATAGATTTCATAATCCTTGTTAATGGCAAGCAGGTAAACCCGGAAAGGATTCATGCCTATCTTTGCACTCGACACCCCCATAAATATGGATTTGGTCTGTATAAGGGCAAGGGTAAAAGTAAGGGTTTCAATCATGCCGATACTCGTGCCGCTGAAGCAAGATGGGTTGCTTCGTGAGCTGGGCGAAGGTTGGGAACTTTCTAAAAAGCTCACTTCCCATTTTGGGAACTGCTATAGGAGGTCCGGCAGGTGGTATAGCTGGCAAGTTGATATCGGTTGCCCTTGGTACTGATGGCAGCCCCGAATCAGCTCTCAAGGTGCTGCAACAGGATCCTGATGCAATACTGAAATACAAGCTGGCAGAACTTGAGACTAATCGTGACGTGGTTGTTGCTAGCTATGAAGCTCAACAAGCAATAATTGAAACTGTTAACCAGACAATTCGCAGCGAGCATAATTCACATGACCCATTTGTTAGGCGTTGGCGCCCATTCTACGGCTATGCTATCGCAATATCGTGGTTTATCCAGATGACCGGATTTACCATCATGTTTGTTTACGTCGCTATAACTGAACCAAAATCCTTGGCGGCACTTGTACAACAATTCGCAGTATTGTCAGGATCATTACTGACTCTTTGGGGTGTTGCCTTGGCTGTTTTGGGGGTGAGCGTTCACAAAAGAAGTCAGGACAAACAACAAAACCTTGAATCTAATGGTTTCTTTAATAAACTGATGGGTAAGTAACGCAATCACTAAGGAAAAATCATGCCTCAGCTAGCCAAATCAAATGGAACACCAAAAAGCGCAAAAACAGACAAAGAGAAAGACGAGGAGGAGCGCAAGCGAAAAGCTGCACAAAAGAAAAAACAGGCGCAAGCAGCGAAGAAACGCAAAATCATTCGAGCGGCTAAAAATAGGAAAAAATTAGGTAAATAATGGACATTATGATTTTCTTATTAATCGTTCTTGTCTTCATTTTCCATTCTGATGAAGTAAATAAGAAAGCCATATTTTTGTATGGTGTTGTATTCGCTATGGTTTTCCCTTTTCATGAATACCTAGAGCCAACACCATATATATTTCTAATAAACATAGTGAGCGAAGTGGCGCTTTGTTACCTGATAGTAATGAGGTGCAAAAAAGCGACGCTATTAATAGTCCTTCTAGTCCTAACCGAGTTCGCTTTATCTTTGTGTAACGGTTTTCTGTATTTGTCTTATAATTACCTTGGGGATACTGTGTATAAAAAAGCGTTAACAATGACTGATATTGTTATCTTTTTCCAATGGTCTGTCTTATGGATTCGAGATGCTAGAACTATTAGGGTTAATGTCACAGATTTTTTTCAACGGATTGGCTCAAATATTCGCAGCCATGGAAATACTACTGTCTCCTGATATTATGTTAATATTAAGCGGAATTATTAGCGTAGGTCGGTTGGCTTTCTACATGACAAAGAAACTAGTTCATAAAATCATTGAAGAATCAAAAGCTGAACATAAGCCTAAGCTACCGAGCAGTAACGGTATAGACCGAAGGAAAAAGGGTAAATAATGGCAAATGAAGCCACAAATGCAGCTATAAGTCTTATTGATGGCAAAACAATAGCTGGGGGCGGAGTTGCTGGTGGGAGTTACATTATCGAGTTAATGGAATGGGGGGAGATTGTCGGCGAAATGCTCCCACACCTTGTTATGTTCGCAACTTTTGTTTACGTCTGCCTTGGTATACGTAATAGAATCCAAGATCACAAAAACAATTCAAAACATTGAGCAGGTGATATATGGCTAACGCTATTTATGATTTAGGACGGGCTGCGTTTGGCAACGCCGAAATTGACTGGCTAGGCGATACAATAAAGGCCATTTTAGTTGATGCTGCAGATTATACCGTCAATTTAGCGACCGATAACGACCTTGCTGACATTCCCGCGGGTGCTCGTGTAGCGACTTCTTCAGCGCTAACTTCCAAGACGAACGTTGCCGGTGTCATGGATGCCGACGATGTTACCTGGAGTTCTGTAACTGGTGATCAGTCTGAGGCTGTTGTTATTTATTTGGATAGCGGAGTAGAAGCCACTTCCCTGCTGATTGCGTATATCGACAGTGCAACAAACTTACCAGTAACGCCAAACGGCGGTGATATCACTGTTGCTTGGGATAACGGCGCAAACAAGATCTTCAAGCTATAGGTGCAATTATGTGGGAATCATTCAAGTTCATGCTGAAAATCAGCAAGCTAGAAAGAATCGAGCGCAAAAAACAAAAATTAACGCGTAAACGGCAAGCTATTTCATCCAAGCAAAAAGCTCTTGTTGTGGAATATGAAGCTTTAAAAATTGAATGTGATAAAGCCTCAACCGTCAAATAACTAGTTGGTTTTTAAATGGCTGTCGAATTTTTAGTTAAAGCAAGAGCGCGGAAAATATATAACAAGGGCGCTATAGGTCAGACCGTAAAAGAGTCCCCGGCAGTATGGGGAGGGAAAGAACGGCTGCCTGACTTTCTGATATTTCGCGTTTCTGATGCAACAAAAGCTGATATTGATAAATACAATCGCATTTGGGTGGAAGAGTTCACGGTAACCGAAGAGGATACCTATTTTTTCGTGCGACACACTGAGCAGAATAAGGCTAATCGGCCAACATTAACTCAGGCCAAGCGCAACAGATTTAAAAATAACCTCAAATCTCTAGGTGTAACCTCCGATGACGTCACTATTTCGGGCGGCGGCGTTAGAATCGCTAAGGTTATCCCTCTGCAATGGCTTAACTCCGTAGTCAATGACACTCTCAGGGTTTCTCACAAGCACAGGCAATATCACATCCGAACTAACGGAATAGATAATCTCGTAGCTCAAGGCAATGATTTGGTTGAAATGACGTTAGCCCAGTTCGAATCTAATCTTGTGGACGGGTTCGATTAATGGCGGCCATTAGCGTACAGGAGGATGGGGGTGGTGATTACACTTCCTGGGAAGCTGCTGTAGAGAATGCTTCAACAGCTGACGGCGATGTAATAACGATATCAGAAACCTGGAACGCAACTACCGGGGCCGAAGATACACAAATAACGGTCGCTGACGCTTTGACCATGCAGGCTACAGGCAGCTCCAAACACATTGGTCGGCCCTGGTCTTCAGGTGAAACGACTTTCAGGCATAGAAATAGCTCATCAGGTCATTCAATCACGATAACAGACACTGGCTCAGTAACATTCATTGGCCTTGATATTCAAAACGAGTCGACTGGAACATCGGATGAGGTATTCAGGAATAACGTAGCAAATACATTTTTAGCGCAAAATTGTTTATTAGGGTTTGATTCACGAAATTCTGAGCAAGATATTTTTTATACTGAAGCGGCAAATGACACTACTTTCGAGCAGTGCCATTTCTATAACGTACTCCGCGGCGTTGTTGACATGACCGGGTCAGCTAGCGGCACTATCAACATGAACAGCAACACTGCTTATGATATCGGCTTTTCAGACTCACAGACAAGCAGATCAGGGCTCATAGGAAAAAACACTAGCGGAACAGTAACGGTCAATATGTACAATAATATTGTGCATATGAACAGCGCCAGCTATCCAGTATGCACAAACAGCACAACGGCAAATACCACGGCGAATATTGAACGGTTAATAACGAATAGTACAGTCGCTCCAATGGCGAACGTGCCAGCGACAGCTAACTACGCTGATAATGTCGAAGATGCAGTAATCAATGATACGGATTCTTCCGGTAATTACATATTATTAGACACAACCACAAGCCCGTATGATTTAAGGCTATTCGATAACGCCACGAATAACGCAGCCCAAGACGTGCACGCGACGGCTACCGCGGCTAATCTGACAATACCATCTACTGATATCGTTGGAACAAGCAGGCCACAGAATACCAATTTTGATCTGGGCGCGTTTGAGATAGACGCTGGTGGTGGCACCACTCTTTCACCCACCGGAATTGCCTCTTTAGAGGCGTTTGGTACTGCCGTAATATCTACGGGTGGCGTTACAGTTTCGCCAACATCCATTTCATCATTGGAAGCTTTTGGTACCGCTACCATAACTGTTGGGGGTGTAACACTAAGCCCGAGCTCCATAAATTCCCTGGAGGCATTCGGCACTGCAACAATTACAACCGGAATAGTTCAACTCCAGCCATCAGCCATACCATCAGCCGAAGCATTTGGAACCCCTGTAATTACCGTAGGGGCTGTTATACTTCAACCTAACGGGATAGTGTCCGGGGAAGCTTTCGGCGTTGCTGTCATAACTGGAGGAACTCCACCAGCTATATTGGATGGTTTAACGAGAGAATTAACCTTTGATTTGACGGTATCACTAACAAGAGACGCAACAGGGGCTTAAAATGGCAACGAAAAAAGTATTAACATTTACCGCTGATGAGGCCCAAATAGCCAGCATCGGAAGACCTTCGAACGTTGTTATTGAAGGCAACTTTGGTGGCGGAACAGTTACCCATACAGTGACCGGAACAGTGACACCAATCAGAACACCAGCTACAGCAGCAGACACCTATCAATGCCTTGCTTATGTGACCACCTTTACGCTATCCGGCTCAACAACCCCCAACTTATCAATAACGATAGAACCAGTGAGAGACTAATTGCATTATGATTAATAGCCCTCTATGGTTAAAACGTTCCTTACTGGTTTGGAACTACCCGACTAGACAAAGATTTCTCCCTGGAGGTGGTCCCCGTCTGGCAATGACCGTCATTCGTGGCGGTTTTTGTCGTTTTGGGTATCCAGTGTTAAGGTTTATGCTATGACTGACGTAATAAACGAAATAATTGATCAAGCAATAAGCGCTCTGGTAAATGATTCGCCAGAGAAAAGCGCGGAATCTCTTGAAGAGTTAGCCCATGTTTTTGCCAGAGGCGGCCAGCCACTTCAAAGCTTTCTAAATATGCGAACATACATCATCACTCAAGCATCTGAGCAAACAAGCGCCCTCTTCATTCAGGAGAAGGTAAAGGTTCAGGAGCAAATACTAAGGGAAAAACGCAATGCCAGTCGAAAAATCATCATCCACTAAGAAGACAAACAAAGTAACCAAGGCCCCCAGTTCGGACCCAATGAAAGGCCCAGCCAAGGAGGCAAGCACAAAGACTTTTACAATCCCACCTGAAACAGAAAAGCTAGTGGATCTTAATGCTGAAATTGATTGTGCTGATGAGAATGGTGTTGTTGATCACACGGATTTACTAGCCATTCCTGATCCTATCAAACGGCCTGATTCACCCCTTGTTGCTGATGAAGAGCCTGAACTCGTTGATGTAAGCACTGAAGATAAGCGCAGGATACTAGATCTTGAATGTCAAGTGGCTGAGCTTAATGCTGGAGTGAGCGTCTTAATGGATGCAATCTCAAAGTTCGCGGTATTATCAGGGCATGGTAATCACCTGAAAGGATTTGGCATAAAGCGATGGGAACCCGGCCAAAGAGACATGACAAAATTTGGTTAATCACCATATAAGCTACCCGAAAGGATACTAGCATGATTAGATTAAAAAACAGCCACTTGATTGGTGAACGTAAGTGACTGATTCCAAAGGGAAATCCAAAGATAGCATTCGTGTAAAGGCAGTAAAGGCAGCTACACATGATGCTATGCGCGCTAAAATGTCATTTCACAAAGCAATCAAAGCCATTGGTGATGCTGAACAATTTCTCGTTGATGCCATCAATAAAACAGAAACCCAAGATGAAAAAGGATTGTCCAATGCAAAGATTGGAGCTATCCGAACACTCATTGATTCCAAGTGGAAACGAATAGATAAACTCTTGCCAAGCCTTAAAGCCGTTGAATTATCTGGTGATATCGGAATTCGTAACGTTGTTAGGATTGTTCACTTGGATGGGGAGCAGGGTGAAGATGATGAATAAGGTCTTAATTTTCTTTCTTTGTAGGGGTTTAACTACTCTGATTATGTCTAAAAATGCCAGTAACTGAGTACCGCACAAAGGCCCAAGGAAAGGTTCTTAGAGCGTACAAGGATTGCTGGGAAAGAGTTCCTGCCATTATGGGCCCATTGGGCTCTGGTAAAACTGTTGAGAGCTGTCAAAAGCTCTTTGCTGCTATGTGCAATCAGAAGCCTAACGCTGATGATATTCGGCCCAGTCGTTTTGTTGCTGTGCGAAACACTTACCCGGACCTAACTTCCACCACTATCAAAGATTGGAAAGAGCTGTATCTTCAATTGGGGCGTTATGTAGGTGGGGGGTTAGAGCCTCCTACCCACCACTTAGATTTTGACCTTGAAGACGGAACCACTGTTAACAGTGAATTAATCTTCTTGGCGCTAGATAGACCTGATGCGGTTAAGAAGCTGCGCGGGTATCAGGTAACAGGTTTTTGGCTCAATGAGATGAAAGAGCTATCTAAGGCCGTTGTTGATATGGCTGACTTGAGACACGGCCGTTACCCATCAATGGCTGCTGGTAGAGTCAAACCTACTTGGCACGGAATGATAGGAGACACCAACGCACCTGATGAAGATCATTGGTATTACGAGCTAGCCGAAGAAACCAAGCCAAAAGGATGGGTTTTCCATAAGCAGCCTGGGGGCGTACTCTGCGCCGGTGATGATGAGACTTTTGTACTCAATCCAAAGGCTGAGAACTTAGGGAATCTTCCTGATGGTTACTATGAAAAGGGCATGGAGGGCAAGAAGTACGATTGGATCAAGGTCAATCTAGCCAATGAGTATGGTTTTGTGGCTGATGGTAAGCCAGTTTATGAGGAATACGTTGATTCTGTTCACTGCCTAAAACAGGAATACGTACCAAACCCAGCCTATCCCATCATATTGGGGGTGGATTTTGGAAGAACGCCGGCATGTGCCTTCCTCCAATTTATACCGGGGATTGGTCGCTATGTTGGATTTGACGAGTTTGTCACTGAAGATATGAGCGCGGCTTTGTTTGCACCACAACTAAAGATCTACATTGCTCAAAACTATCCCAATTTCAAGATATCAAGAAGTGGAGGCGACCCATCTGGTGACAGTGGCGGTCAGGCTACTGAGGAAACACCGTTCTCGATATTGCGGGCCCACGGTATCAAGATGGTATTCCCTACCGCGACCAATGACCCTCTAATCAGGAGAGCATCAATCATCAACCCAATGACTCGACTTTGTATGGATGGCAAGCCAGCATTCATGATCAGCCCCAAGGCTAAACAATGGCGCAAGGGTTTGATGGGTGGTTTCTGCTACAAGAGGATTCAGGTTGTTGGTGATGACAAGTTTCATGATCAGCCAGATAAGAACAAATATTCGCATATCTGTGAAGCTGGAGAATATGGATTACAGCAAGCAGGCGAAGGAATAGCGGTAATAACACCTAGCAACGATACATGGACGGCACCTGTTACGGCTGCTGAATGGTCGCCCTTTGATTGAGTCAGAATGCAACATTCGTGTGTGGCATGTGGTGTTTTGCAAAGCAACAATTAACCATTGGCTTCTGGATAGGCTAAAATATGGGCATGTGTACGCAATGCGCCTTAGTCCTGGCAAGCAGTATTGGACGGTAATCGATCCAACCACCAGCTGCATTGATGCCACAACGGTTCCTATAGAGCTATACTCAAACCCAATGGACTACAAAGAAACAGCGCTTAAATCGGTTCGTGTTATAGTGAAACCAAAGGAAATAAGCCGTTTTTCTGCTGGTGTTGATGTTTTTAGCTGCGTTTCAGTGGTCAAGCACTTGTTAGGCATATCGAGCAGGCGCATATTGACACCTAATCAGTTGTTGAAATATTTGGAGCAAAACAAACATGGCTGAACAATTAACTAAAGTTACGAGCGCTGTAGAGAAAACTAATCCAATTTTCGGGGCCGTTAAGAAATCAGGGGGCAGCTTCCTAAGTGATGCTTTTGAAAGTACCGCTGAGTTTGCCAAATCAGATAGAGAAAGAATAAAAAAGCAAGAGGCGCAATTTGCGAGTGAGCAACAGCAAGTGGCGGCGGAGTCATTTAAACCGAAATCAGCAAAAGCGGTAAAGTCTAGAAGGGCGTCTGCTGCTAAATCAAATCGGTCAGAATCACTTCTGACAAGGAAGGTATAATGGGCGACATACTTGACCAAGGCGCAAAGGATAGGGCGCGTAAAAGCGCAGATCTTCAGCAGAGACAGCTTGAAGCGCAGAAAAAAAAGGAAGATCTAGCGGCTGCTGAGTCAGAAGACGAAACAGCGAGACGAAAAGCAACAGCAAAAGGAACGGGGGCTCGCAGTAGCTTGCTAGTAACCAGCCCAACCGGCCTTTCCAAAACTTTGGGGTAGAATATGGCTTTCTCTGATTTAGGTGGCATTAATCAGCTGTTAAAGCGATTCAAAGCCGCTCAAACCGAATATGAATTATTCCGCTCTATTCATCAAGAAGCGTATGACTTCACAGCACCTCAGCGGGAAACATTCCGCTTTCGCTCTCCAGGGCAAGAAAAGAACCGGCACGTTTACGACTCAACAGCAACAGAAGGCACGGTTACCCATGTAGGGCGCATCAAGTCTGCCACCATGCCCAGCTGGAAAGAGTGGTTCAAGTTTACCGCGGGCTCAATTGTTCCAGAGGATCAAATTGCAGCAGTTAACAAAGACCTTGAAGCAGGCACAAAGACATTCTTTAACGCGTTGAATCATTCGAATTTTGATACCGAGATAGATCCCTCGCTAACTGATTGGACTGTTGGAACCGGTGCCATCATCATGGATTCAGGGGAGCTTTCAGGGCGCGACCTGTTCCGATTCACCAATGTGCCATTGGCTGAGCTGTACCCTGAGAAGGCAGTTAAAGGCCGTGTTCGTTCAGGGTGGAGAAAGCAAAAGTTGCCGGTTGGCCACATAAAACAGCTTTGGCCTAAAGCCAAGTTGACAGATAAACTTGTCAAGATGATCGCAAAGAATCCCGAAACTGAGATTGACGTTCTCAATGGTTACCTTTTCAACACGAAGGATAAGCTTTATTACAATGTCGTTATTCGTGAGAGCGAAAAACATATTTTATTCGAGCAATCATTTAACACTCAGCGACTTATCATCTTTCGGGCTGATGTAATACCTGGCGAAACGTTTGGACGTGGCCCATCAATCAGGCTGTTGCCTGATATACGCTCACTAAACAAGATTGTTGAGTTTGATTTGAGGGCCTTGGCTCTTAATGTTGGCGGCATTTTCACGGGGGTTAATGATGGAATTTTTAATCCAAACACTGTCAGGCTTGCCCCGCAAACTATTATCCCTGTTGCTAGCAATAGCACTACGAACCCTACTCTTGCTAGCGTTTTTTCTGGTGGTAATGCTGCTGATGTTGAAGTTCGCGTTAAGGATCTGCGAGAGCGAATAGATAAGGCGTATTTTGCCAACCCTATGGGTGATATATCCGACTCCGTTAGAACGCTTGGCGAACAAATGGCACGATTACAGGACATGCTTAAACAGCGTGGTGCATCATTAGGCCGTCTTCGCTCTGAGCTCATCGATCGCATTGCTGAAACTGGCGTGGATATTCTTCAGGAGCTTGGCAAATTCCCAAAAATTAAGGTTGATGGCGAACAGGTAACCCTTAAGCACACAAGCCCATTAGCACAAGCTGAAGACTTGGATGATTTTGAAGCAATCCAAACATGGGCTAGCGCCAATATTGCTATAGTTGGACCAGAGGTATTCATGGGAACCGCCAAGGTTGAAGACTTCCCCAAGGTAACGGCAAGACAGCTTGGCATACCAGCTGATCTAATTAGATCTGATGCAGAGCGTAAGCTTATCGGTGAGGCGGCAGCACAAGCAGCGCAAAGCCAGTTGGGAGGTCAGCCAAGTGAAGGGTAATCATTTTGACCAGCTAGGCGCTACACCAGAGTATTCCGATGAAATGAAGGCTCAGTTTGATAAGCGTGATGAGCTTATTCACCGAGTTTTTGAGCAATCAGAAGCCGGAAGGGATTTGCTTATAATGTGGCAGGACGCGCTAATCATGACGCCAACCGCTCAGCCTGGTGATGACCTGCTAACAGTTGGACTGAACGAAGGTAAGAAAAGCTTTATTCGCAACATAATCACAACAATCAGAAAGGTAGAGACATGACAGATGAAACCACGATCACAGATGAATCTTTGCTTAGCCAAGCGACGGATGGCGCGACGCCGCCAGCGTCGGGAGATGCGCCAAATCCAGAGGGAAGCGCTCCACCAGCAGAAGGATCCAGACACGAGTTCGTCCTTGACAAATACCGAGCAGAAGGAAGAACAGAAGATCAAGCCTTAGCAGAGCAGGCCAAAGGTTATGGTGAGCTTCAGACTAAGTTTGGCTCGTTCACTGGCTCACCTGAAGCCTACGAGGTCAATCTCTCTGATGATATTGTGGAAAAAGGCATAGAGATTAATTCAGAAGACCCGCTATTGGTTCGTGCAATGGAGTTTGCCAAAGCATCCAATATGAGTCAGGAAGGATTTAACCAAATGGTTAACCTTCACGTTGAAAACCAACTGGCTGAGCAGCAGGCTCTTACCGAGAATAAAGACAGCGAATTCAAAGGCTTAGGCAGTAATGCGCAAAGCAGAATCGATTCTGTCAACTCGTTTATTAGCGCTAATTTTGACGCTGAAACCGTATCTGCAATACAGGGCATGGCAAACAGTGCTGAGAGTATCACAGCAATTGAAGCTCTTATTGCTAAAGGTAGAACCGCACCTATTGACGGCGAAGGCGCTGAAGGTGACGCTATTGGTGTTACAGCTGATGACATTAAAGCAATGCAGTTTGAGACGGATGATAACGGAAACCGCCGCATTCATACCGATAAAGCTTTTGCTGCTGAGTTCAGGAAAAAACAGGCTCTACTATATGGCTCCGACCCCTTCCGACAGCAGATAGGTTGAATTTGCACAGAAATCAAACTATTATCTAAACATATCCCACCGATACCCTCATTGAGGCCGGAAAAAAAGGATGATCTTTGTTCTACGATCAAACCATTTTCCGGCACCTTGATCTAGAGCCATACTAGATACTCAAAGAGGGACATAAAATGTCTAAGTTTCTAACAAACGCAGCCGTTATCGAGTTTGACAGTGAAGTCAAGCACGAGTACCAAGGCTCAGGTAAGCTACGTAATACTATTTCCATTCGAACCGGCGTTGTTGGTGAATCTTATAAGTTCACACGCATGGGTAAAGGCGTAGCCAACCAGAAAGCAAGTCAAGCCGACGTTACACCAATGGATATCAGCCATGATCGTCAAACGGCTAATATGGCCAACTGGCTTGCCCCTGAATACACCGATATCTTCGACCAGGCAGAAGTCAACTTTGAAGAGAAGCAGGAATTGGCGCAAACAATCGCCAAAGCCATTTCTCGACGAGAAGACCAAATCATCATTGATGCAATTGCCGCTATCTCTTTTGTTTCCACAAACGATGAAGATGCAGATACAGGCAGAGTCTTTGATGATTCAGCCACAACCAACTTCACGCTTGATCTAGTTCGAAAGGCCGCCGGTCATTTGGACGATATTGAATCAGATGAAGATAACCGTCACATTGTTTTACGCGCCTTGGCTCTTCAAAAGTTGCTAGAGGATCCTGAAGTTACGAGCTCTGATTTTGCAACAGTGAAAGCTCTGGTGAATGGAACTTTGGATTCCTACATGGGGTTTAAATTCCACAAGATCGGTACTCGTGCCGAGGGTGGATTACCTGGCGCTGTCAATGACCGTACAGCCTTTGCATACCATAAAACGGCTGTTGGTATCGCTATTGGTATCGACATGAAAACAACCATTGATTGGATTGCTCAGAAAACATCATGGTTAGCTAACGGCATGTTCAAGGCTGGCGCTGTAGTTCGCGAGCCTCAAGGCATCGTTAAAATGCAGTATGACGAAGCCGTATAATCTCGGTTGATTTGGGGGTGAAAGCCCCTTTTTTACAAATAAATTTGGAGAATATATCATGGCTTTTTTAGCAACTGCATTTGTGCCAATGAGTAGCATGGCGAACAGCAATGCTCCACGGCACTTTAGTTACACAACCCCAGATTCCAAGGCCACAGTTGTGGCTTCTGGTTATTTCGATGCTGCAGCACTCACGCTAGGCTTGAAACAGGGGGATATAATCTGGTCAGTTGATGCTAATGGCGGAACGGAAACGTTCACAACCATTTTCATTGATGCGGTCAGTGGCGCTGGCGTGGTCACGGTTTTGAGTACAGTTCAAATACTGGCTTAATTTGTAGTGACTAAGAAAATAATAAAGGCGGCTGATGTCGCCTTTATTTCGAAGGAGTGAACAATGTCATTTAATCAAGCGGCATTCGCAAGCGTTGGAGCCCATTCATCCAACACCCCCAAAATCTACTCATATCAATCTAACGACACTTTAGCCCAGGTTACTGCAGACAACTATTTCATAGATAAGCGATTCCAACTATCTGATGGTGATTGGATTTTTGCCGTGTTATCTGATGACCGGGTATTTCTGCAGGTTCAGGCTGACAGCTCAACCGCACTGAATAACGTTGGCGGGGTATTTGCAGAAACTGTAAAGGTTATCAACAGCAAATCGCAACTACCCTCCCCATCCGGTGGCGTTATAGTGCTGGACGGCAATATAAATTACGAGCTTGGGAAAGATTTATCTCTTGGCACCGATGAGCTTGACGTAAGCGCGGGAAATATTTCATGGACAAGTAAGAACCTGGCCGGACCTAAACTGACTTATACCGGTTCAGGCACGATGTTTACTGGCGTCGACGCACAATTTACAGCCAAAGACGCTAGATTTGGATGCCCCAACGGTCAGGCTTTTGACTTTTCTGACGTTGCTAGCCCAGGATCAAGCATTATATTGCTTGATACTATCCAGATTGATGATTGTGGAACCTTTGGCGTTTTTGATGACTTATTGTCAATTGTCATTGCTGACTCAAATTCACTGAATTGTGACCAAGGGGCTTTATTAAAAGGCACCAATTGGCTTATTCAGTCGTTTATAAAATTTGCACTTGTATCGACTCAGGCAACATTCAAGGGTATTGATTTTGGAACGGCGGAAACGCCAAACGTCGAGATAGCAAACTTGTTTTTTGCTGGTCCTTCAGGTGCTATTGGTGTTACCGGCGCAACAAATAGCGCCAATATAGCGACAGATGGAATCGGAACGTTTAGAGATTCTAACTTTGTCGGTGATATTACCGAAACCACCAACATCACTCCTGATGACATTAGATGGGCATTCGATCTAAATAGTGGGCTGGCTGACACTATGCCTGACGCCATGGTTTCATTGCAGGGTAACGCGGTGGAGACGGTTATCGCTAGCGCTGGCGTAGCTGTTCAGATACCAGGAACATGGGTGGTTGAAAGGCAATCGCTATTCATTGCTCTAACGGACGGTTCTATTCAATATAAAGGGGAGAGACCATTAACAACCCCTATTGATTTCGTGACCACAGAAAAGTCAGCAAGCGGAACCAATAAAGATACAACTACATATGTAGCACTGAATGGGTCAATAATTACAAACAGCGGAAGATCAAACGAAGTGGGGCAGAACAATCCACAACCAAACGCAGGAATATGGCAACTAACATTAGTTAAAGACGATATTTTAACATTGTGGCACGCCAACAACACAGATACAGTCAATCTCGTGGTCGTTGATGGAATAAGTAGAGTTCGTTAATAGGTGAAAAAATGGAATATGCTGAACTAGAAAATCTCGTAAGAAAAATGATGGCTTTGCAATGTACTTGTGTCGCCAAACAAAAGGATTTCAAGAAGAGAGAGCTTTTTGACTTAATGGAGCAATCACAAGGCGAGGCTCTAGGCATTGGTAAGTGCATATCATTGCTTGGTGAGATATATCCAGAAGAAATAAAAACGATAACTCACTGCGAAGAAGTAAGTTAAAGGGGTTTAATTATGGCAAACAGCGAAATTGACATAGCATCCAACGCCCTTATATTAATCGGTGACGAGCCAATCAGTAGCTTCACTGATCCGGGCGCCGGGGCTACCGCTGCTGCCAATTTATACCAAGGAATAAAAGAGGCTGTATTGTCAGCATACCCATGGCCTTGGGCGCTAAAAGAGCAGTCACTTTCCAGGCTGTCAGCAGAGCCCGACAGTAGAGTCAACTTCAAGTACCAATTTCAAAAGCCAACTGATTACCTGAGAATTTGGCAAGTTATGCCCCATCATTATTACGAAGAGGTTGGTAGCCTTATTTACTCGAATGAACCAGCGCTATTCATGCGTTATATTTTTGATGCACCTGAGACAATAATGACGCCTGGTTTCGTAAAAGCGCTTGAGTATCAGCTTGCCTCTGAATTTGCAATGCCTGTGACTGAGGATGAAAAGAAAGCGGCGTTTTATGAAAAAAAGGCAATCAGGCAAATAGCAATTGCATCGAACATTGATAGCCAGGGACACCCGCAAAAATCAATTGTGGATAGTCCATTTATTGACGCTAGAAGCAGCGGAAGCGGGAGGTTTTAAAAGTGGGACTTTGGACTGCACAAACATCTTTCACTCGCGGCGAGCTAGATCCCAAGCTTGCTGGCAGAACTGACCTTGAGAGCTACTATAAAGGCGCTTTTGAACTAACTAATGTACTTTCTATACCGCAAGGTGGGGCGCAAAAACGACCAGGCATGGAGCACTTGGGCGATGCCATCAATGATGGTCGGTTGGAGAATTTCAGCTTTAACGTTGAGCAAAACTATTTGTTGGTATTCTCTGCCTTGCGTATGGAAATATACAAATCTGGAGTTTTACAAACCAACATCAATGGATCTGGCAATGATTATTTGGTTACAACGCTAACCCTTTCCCAGATTCAAACGATGGATTATATCCAGTCAGCAGACACGATAATAATCACACATGAAGATGTTGAAACGCAGATAATACAAAGAACCTCTGATACTAGTTGGACAATTGCGGCTGTCACCTTTGTCAATATTCCTCAATTTGATTTTGATGACGGGTCAAGCCCAACGCCAGTGGATGAGGTTCAGCGAATAATCCTTCTAAATATTGAGCAGGGTGCAACAATAAGGCTTGGGCTGGAAGGCATACTGACTGAAGCTTTTAGTTATGAAGGCTCGAATTCCGAAATGGCCACGTCAATACAGGAACAAATCCAGGCTTTGCCAAACACTGCCGCAACTGGAGTATCAGTTGTGGTGTTAGGTGGAGGCAGCGAATTAAATGCCACTTTCGATGTCACTTTTTCGGGTGCGTCCGCTAAAGATTGGCGACTTTTGACAGGGCTTGTTGTTCAAGGTGATGTAGGGGCTGATGGATCCATAAACTCATCCAGAACAGCGACAGGAACATCAAGAAAAGAAGATACGTGGAGTAGCGCTCGTGGCTGGCCTAGAACAGCGACTTTTCACGAGTCACGACTTTGGTTCGGTGGCTCCAAATCTAGACCGTCCACGGTTTGGGGTAGCAATGTAAATCAGCTGTTCAACTTTGATGCAGGACGCTCGCTTGATGATCAAGCAATTGAGGCAACATTATCAACTGATCAAGTTAACGCAATCAATGGGATTATATCGAATCGCACGCTACAGGTGTTTACCTCTGGAGCTGAGTTTTATGTGCCAGCATCACCTATTACCCCCGAAAATATAGCGGTCAAGGCGCAAACAAACCTAGGCTCAAAGAGATTGCGTCCGATAGTCCTTGAGGGAACCACGATATTTATGCAAAGAACTGGAAAAGCTTTGTTTCAGTTCCAATTTATCGATGCTTTCCAGTCAAATGAATCAAGAAGCGTATCAATACTTGCGCCCCATTTAATTAATGATCCCGTTCAGATGGCTATTAGGAAAGGCGCTGCCACTTCTGACGCGAACTATTTGTATTTAGTGGGTGACGATGGAAAGCTTACCGTTTTTAACTCCAACGCAATAGAGGGCGTGCAGGCATTTACAAGATGGGAGAATGACGGCTTTATAGTATCGGTTTCAGTGGTTGACGATCAGGTTTATACACTTACAAAACGAACAATAAACAGCGTTATTGTTTATCATATAGAGCGTGAAAACCTTAACCTTTTCATGGACTCGGGTGTGTATGACGCCTCGTTCACTGGCACTGTCTTTACGGGTCTTGGTCATTTAGAGGGAGAAACCGTTGAGCTTAAGATAAATGGAGCGGTTCAATCTGACAAAGTGGTTTCTAGCGGTCAAATAACAGTTAGTGACGATTCGTTGACCAATGCTATAGTTGAAGTGGGGCTTAGTTTTAGACCCAGGATAGAAACAATGCCCTGGAACATAAATCTCGAAAATGGGCCAACAGCTGCACAGAAAAAAAGAATACTTAGGGTGGCGGTACATTTGTTTGAATCGAACGGCGTTGAGGTCAATGGAGCATTGTTGGCTGATAAAACCATAGGTCAGGATCAATTTGACTCGCCGTCACCACAAACAGGGTTTAAGAGAATATTCGGCCTTGGTTGGAGCTTAGAGGCTTCGGTTGTAATCACTCAGGCAACACCCATGCCATTCACGATTTTGTCACTTTTGATGGAGGTGAAAACATAACATGGCAGCCGCATTACCATTAATCTTAGCTGGTGGGTCGACGCTACTTAGCGCCTCACAGCAGGCCAGCGCCGGTCAAATTGCTCAACTTGAATCAAACGTCAAGTCAAAGCAGATAGAAACCGCCGCGGCACAAAGGGAAGCTGACAGAAAAGCCGGATTAGCTGAAGCAGCAGCAAGCCAGGTTTCAGCAGCTGGCGCTTCTGGCATTCAATTTGAAGGCTCGCCATTATCCATACTGGAAGAAGATATTCGCAAAGAAGAACAGGCTTCTCAGCGCGACATATTCCAAGCGAGAATAGGGGCGCAAGCAGAGCAGGCGCGTGGATCTGTTGCCCGTAGGATTGCCACTGGTAAAGCTCTCACAGGGCTACTTCAGTCTGGTCAGAAATTTGCGGGGATTGTTTAATGGCTAAGCGATTTACAGCAACTACGCAACTCGGAACGCCAAACCTAGGAACAGGCGCGGCCTCTGGTCTTATGGCGCTCGGTGATAAATTTGCGCAGTTTGGACAACAACAACTGCAGCAAGCAGAGCAGGAAGTCATTGAAAAGGCTACGGAATTAGGGAGGGCGGCTTTCACTGAAGGCGAAGCACCGGAATTTCAAGAAGAGCACTTTATCGGTGGCGTCAAGTCACAAGCTTTCAATAAAGGATTAAAGCACTCATATTTGTCTTCACTTTCCAATGATCTGCGTCAAGATTTAGCAGGCGCCGAAAGAGACAGTCCTGATAATGTAATGGAATTCGACACCAAAACTGTTGGCTTACGAGCAGCCCTTGAATCTGAAGTTGATCCATTGGTTCGTCTTGATGTTCTGCAGGGGTTTGATGAACAAACAACGATGGCGCGAATTCGCATACAAAATAAACAGGCCGTTAGAATTAGAGGTGAACAGGTAGCCAATGCCAATGGCGAGCTATCCACTATCTCAGATAGCGCCCAAAGTCATGCCAGGGAAGGCGACCTTAGAAACTCTGCTGTTGATATTCAGTCATATAACGAGAGTATTGACGCTGCCGTTGAAGCTGAGATATTCGACGTTTCAACTGCTGTAGCAATGAAGTCTAGTAATTCCCAATCAGTTCAGGAGCAACGCTTCATTGGTGACATAGAGCGGAGCGCTGACGTTGACGGGTTCCCGGTAGCATTTCAGGCCATTGAAGATTTACCACAGGCACCCCCAAATGATGACTTTACCCAAAAAGAGTGGGATACCTTCAAGGGCCAAGCCACCACAGCATTGACCAAAAAACAGACTTTAGCGATTAAGTCAGAATCTGAACAATCTATAAAATTATCCCGTGAGATTTCCGACATTCAAATTCAAGCCCGAACCGGTACAGGGAACCCTGAAGCCATTGTTAAGCGGGTAGAGCAGTTATTTGAATCTGGTGATGTGACGGAGCAGGAAAGAACCTCAATTTTCACCAATTTAATTAACAAGGAAAAGTCAGCTAGAAAGCAAGCTACTGATTTAAGTGGTGTTGCCAAGAGACTTGCGGGAAATGACGCCATTGTCCTTGATGATAAATCGGTCAACAAATACTACTCTGATATCCTTATGCCTTCACTAGAGGGGGTTTCAAGCATAGAGCAGGACGTTCAAAAAGCTCATTTTGTAGACAGAATGAAGCGAGTCCCTTCGGCCTTAAAAGCTGAGGTTATGACATTCCTTCAGTCAGAAAACAGGGATTTGATAGTACGGGGCTCTCAGCTTATTGATCGATTTGACAATACCCCGGGGCTTTCAGAGAGAGAATTTAGCAATACAGAGCGCGCATTTGCTGAGCAGGTCGTTAGTTTGTCGGCAAACATGGAGCCAGAACAGGCAGTCACCTTGGCTCGACAGCTAACGGATCCAACCAACAAAGCTCGGATTGAATCAAGGACCACCGAATTAGCCGAAGACAAAAAAGGGTTTCGCCCTGTTGATTATCGTGACGTGGTAGACGATCACTTTGACCCAATTTTTGGATCCACAAGGGTTGGTGATATTGCTGGCGATCAGTTGGCGAAAGAATACGGCGATCAATACGAGGCTCTTTTTAAATCAGGCATGAGCAAAGAGGCGGCAAATGAAAAGTCTCTGCAGCTTATTGGGCGCAATTGGGCTGTTTCTGAGGTTACCAATAGGGCGATGAAATACCCTCCAGACCAGTATTATATGGTTAATGGTAGCGTTGATTATATTCGCCCTCAGCTAGCCCGTGAAATCAACGAGCAAGGCGCTTTCCCTGAAGAGATACCAGAAGACAGAATGTTTCTACAGGCCACTGAGGACACAGCCAGGAGTGCCACGGGTGGCAAGCCCGCTTACAGAGTTGTGATCCTTGATGATGATGGAACTATTGCCCCGTTTTTTGGTGGTCTATGGTTTCCAAATCAACAGGAAGAACTTAACCGAATTGAAGCCGAGAACAAAAAGCTGTTCGAAAAGCGTGCTAAAACTCCAGAGCCATTTGCTAGAAAGGGTAATTAATGCCATTCATTGAAGACAAAAGCGTAGGATTTCTTGAAAGGGCTCAAGGGCTTGACGAAATTGACGTTGAAGAGCGCCCAGTATCATTCAGTGAAGAGTTGACCGCGGCTTATCGCCTAGAAAATACGCTTGGTTCATTCATTGCTAAGGATCCCAATCTACCCACGGCAATGAAAACCACTGATTTTGATGCATGGTCTCAGCTGACTGATGACGAAAAGCTCAACAAGAATTTTGTCGAGGCTGCAGTGGGCGTAGAAAACGAGCTAGAGCTAAATGCCGTTAGAAATCAAATGGATAGAGAGAACCGCGACCGCTCAACGTTGAAAAATTCCTATTTGGCCCCGTTCCTGATGGGGGTGAGTGATCCAATCAACTTTATCCCAACTGGTGGCGTTGCTTATAAGACCTATAAAACAGGCGGATCCATTCTCAGAAACGCTGTTGCAACTAGTTCTGTTGCCGCCGGCACAACTGCATTAACTGAGGCGGCATTACATCAAACCCAAATGACGCGAACAATGGGTGAGTCTGCAGCTAATATAACCGCAGCCGTATTCCTTGGTGGAATTCTTGGCGCTGCACCTGGAGCAATAGAAAAACTCATTCTCAAAACAGGCCGAAAGCCGCAAGAGGTATTTGATGAAATTGACCTTGTTATGGATCCTGAGAAAGCCATTGCTGACGGTGGTAATCCTACTATGTTTGATCGCTCCATTGGTGCCGCTGAAGTTAATAACGACGCCAAAGTTCGCGGGAAGTTGGCCAGAGCCGCAACCAAGTTTATTGGTTTTGATCCCTGGTCAGCAACTGCCACTTCTGACGCAAAGGCAACTCGATCTGCCGTCAATTCCTTGGCTGAGTCCCCGCTCGACATGGATAGGCCCCTTGGTCAAGCTGTTGAAACCGCCATAAAGCTGCATGATGGGAAATTTTTTGATGCTGTTGACGGACACATGAACACCTTCAAGGCCTACAAAGAAGGCGGAGGTGAGTTGACCCGTAGAGAATTTGGCGAAGCTGTTGGGAAGGCTGTTAGAAATGGCTCTGATGACCCACACATTCAAGGCGCTGCTGATTCTTGGAACACAAAATTATACGAGCCCTTGAAGAAGGATTTCGTTGAAGTTGGGCTTTTGCCTGCTGATGTCGATGTAAAAACGGCCGCTGGATACTTAAACAGAATCTGGAGTAAGCCAAAGGTTGCTGGTAATTTGTCCAGCTTTGTTGAGAAAACCAAGGGCTGGCTTGATGAGCAAAACACAAAAAAGCTAGCTGTACAGTCTGATGTTGAAAGGCTCAGCACCTCAATGATGGAGAGCCAAACCAAAGCCCGATCATTAAGAGGGCAGCTTGATAGCAAAAATGCACAAATAACCAAAGCAAGCAAACAGTTAGAAGAGGTTCAAAGGGCTGAAAAGGCCAGCATACAACGAGCCTTTAAGACCAAAGACAAAGGTATTACCGGAAAAGAAGGTCGACGCAAAGAATTATCAATAGCAGAATCCAGGCAGCGTACACGATCAAATGAGCTGCAAGATAGGATTTCAGGGTTAAAGCATTCCATCGATGAATTGGAAACAAGAATTTCCAAACTAGATGAAGATGCCCTTGCCAGAGTTAATGACCTTGAAGTTGCCGTTGCTGATTGGCCCGGTAAGTCAGGAAACAAGGTTCGTGCAGCAATTCGAAGCCGTGACAGCGTATTGGCAAGCAAAGCAAGCAAAGAGCTTTTGGCCGCTGTTAGAAAGCTAAACAATATCGATATCGATGCGATTGATACAGAGTCATTGGCCATGGAGATAGCTGGACGCATTATGGGAACCCCTGATGGGCGATTGCCATATGATTACAAGATAGGGGAAAACTCGTCTGGTGGTGTCAGTAACAACCTATCAGGACCATTCCAAAAGCGCTCTTTTGCTATTCCTGATGAGCTAATGGAGGAGTTTTTAGAAAATGATATTGAGGTTTTAGGGGCTCGATACATTAAAAGCACTGCGCCAGATTTGGAGCTCATGCGTCGATATGATGATGTTGAAATGAAATCAGAACTCAAGGATATTGAACAAGAATGGCTTAAGCGCATCAAGGATGAGCCTGATTCTAAGAAAGCGCTGAAACTCGAGAAACAGAAAGACAAGGATATAAAGAACATTTCAGCTATGAGAGACCGCCTTAGAGGCACTTTTGGTCAAGTTGATCATACAAATCCTTGGGTACGGGCCGCTCGAGTCGCCAGGGATCTTAACTACATGCGTTTATTGGGCGGTGTTGTGGCTTCCTCGTTCTCTGATGTGGCGAGAATTGTTGCAGCAGAAGGAATACAGAACACATTCAAAAACGCCTTGGTTCCAATGGTCACCAAAATGGGAACTTTCAAAATTGCAGCTCACGAGGCCAAGCTTTGGGGTGTCGGTACTGATTCGCTAATGGGTGGTAGAGCTGAGATATTGGCTGATGTGGCTGATTATGCCGCTGGCGGAAACGCCTTTGAGCGTGGCGTTAGATCAGCAGCAACAAAGTTTTCAAGCATCAACCTGATGAACCAGTGGACGGGTGGTATGAAACAGCTTCACGCCGTAGCCATGCAAACCCGGATTATTCCAGAGCTGAGAGCCGGAAAGATTGACCGCCGATTGAATCAGCTTGGAATTGATGATGCTAACGCCAAAAATATTGCCTTAGAACTGAAGAATCACGCCGAAGAAATAGACGGTGTTTGGATAGCGAATGCTCGAGCATGGGAAAACCAAGAGCTAGCAATGATGTGGGCTGGAGCGGTGCGCAAAGAATCTGACCGAGTAATCATTATACCAGGACAAGAGAAGCCGCTGTTCATGTCAACCGAATTAGGCAAGACGATTGGCCAGTTCAAAACTTTCATGTTTTCAGCAACACAAAGGATATTACTTTCAACGCTCCAGCAGCAAGATAGCCATTATATTCAAGGCGTCATGAGCATGCTAAGCCTTGGAATGATGACCTATGCATTTAAGCAATGGGATGCAGGGCGGGAACTTTCAGATGACCCAGCCGTTTGGATTGCTGAAGGCATAGACCGCTCTGGCATGATTGGCATACTGATGGAGGCTAATAACACCATTGAGAAGGTTTCACAGAATAGCATGGGCATTAGGCCGCTATTAGGTATAAACGCTCCAGCGTCACGCTACGCATCCAGAAGCATATTAGATTCAATGGCGGGGCCAACGTTTGGATTAATGGGAACGGTTGCGCAAGTTGCTGGCGGAATATCAGGTGAGCGCGAATGGGATAAATCGGATACAAGAGCTTTGAGGCGTTTGCTACCTGGGCAAAATCTGTCAATACTTAGGCAAGGATTAGACAAAATAGAAGAGGCTGCACGATGACTGTAACTGTTAACGATTCAAGAAATGAATATACTGCTTCGGCAGCTCAAACAGTGTTCAACCACACTTTTAGAATTTATACGGCTAACGATTTAAACGTATACATCACCCCGGCAGGCCAAGAATGCTCTGATTCTGATCTAACGACTGATTACGTTGTCAACACTGCCACCATTAATGATCCTGCAGGCGGATTTATTACGCTAAATGTTGGCGCGACTGCTGGCGACTTGGTAACAATCAACTCAGCAATCACCCAAAACAGGACAACGGACTACCAAACGAACGGTGATTTTATACCGGAAACGGTTAACGCCGATTTTGATAGAGTTGTTTCTCTTGTTAAGCAGTTGGAAACGAACATTGGCAGAGCACCAAAATTCTCAGAATGTCAGCAACAATCTTCTGACTTGTCATTGTCGCAACCAGAGGCATTAAAATTAATTAGATATAATGCCGCCGCTGATGGCTTTGACAATGTAAATATTAGCGAAATTGATTCCAGTTTAATCGTTGCGCAAGACATATTGCTGCAAAGATCCTCGCTTTCTGCTGCGAAGGCTGATGATTCTTTGTCTGGGAATATAGGTGGGTCAGTCTCCACATTGGGCTATGACTCAGCAGGTGACGGTGGGGCTGGATTATATGAGATTGTAGCGGCAGGCACAGGCACAGAGGATGGAGGAAACTTTGTTAACTCTGACTCTGCTGGATTATTCCAATTAAGGCTTATCGCCACAGAAACAAATGTAATGCAATGGGGCGCAGTCAATAACGGTGGGGCATCTGATGACGCTTCGATTGTTGCGGCTGTTGCGTCAATCACCACAAATCAAGGTGGTGAGATTGTATTTCCTCAAAGTGTTTTTAAATACACAACTGATTTACAGCTTAGCCAAAACGGAATTAGGCTTAGAGGCCATTGCTGGAGGAGGACAATTCTTTGGTATGCGGGGACCGTTGACGCTTTAACGATCAACAACCCTGCGTGTGAGGTTGATCACATGCACATTACTTCTCTTGATCCAGCTACATCAAACCATCTGGTGGGCGATAACGCTGGCACCGGAACGGGTACGGTTGGAATCAAGCTTAAACACGTTGATTCACACATTCATCATTGTACAATTTCATATTTTAATGACGCAACAAAATTCGCCAATGCAATTGAGACTGATGGCGGTGTTTGTTTCAGTAATACGATTGATAAATGCTATATTCGATATTGCTGGGGTGGAATATCGCTAGAAGATACAGTTACCGATACCACTGTTTCGCATTGCAGCATACTTGATTGTGAAAAATTCGGTATATCTCAAGGGTACGATTGGAGCGCCGCCGCACAGACTTCTTTTACGGGTGATAACGTAAGAATCTGGGCAAACCTTATAAACAACGTGAACAAAAACAAATCTCCTGGTGGTGGGGTTGGTGATGGTTTTGGTATCACGATAAGGCGCGGGTCAACAATAGATATTCGCGGCAATTATCTTGAAGATTATGACGCAGCCGTTGGCTCAACTGCCTATGGAATACATCTCGATGGTATTACGGATGGATCGTTTTTATTGGAAGTAGAAATTAATGGGAACAATGCCATATCTAATACAGTAGAGACTACTTTTAGTCTATTTTTAGAAAACTGCTGGTATGGTGGAGGACGCGGGAATCACTTTGCTGGTGGTACTGGCTCAGTCACTCAGCAATCAACCTCTAGATGGTTTGATTTTGGCGTCAACTTCTTCACTGGTTCACCTGCTACTCCATATGTATTAAACGGTGTTCATTCGTTTGCATGGGATCCAGTAAACGCCAAATGGTTAGGAAGTACAGATGCACGTAAAGAGCTAGCCTTTGATGTTAAGTTCTTAGATAGACACTGGGATGATGTAAAGACATTTGCAGATCTTGATCAAACCCCAAATGTGTCTGGTGGCAATCGTTTCAATACTTTCACTAATGC